GCTTCATTCATATCAGATTTGTATTCTTTCATGAACTTCGAAAATTCTTGTATATCATCATAGTTTTCTACTATGTACTCATTACAGTAGTTTTCGTTTTCATTTATTAAATCTATCATTGAAATCATAGTTATTTCTCCTTATATTATAAATATATAATTATTTAATTAACCAAGTTAAATCCTCATGGTTATCACCAACTCGCATTTTCCAAGGGTCATCATCCATTGAAGTATTACCACCAAAACCCATTCCACCAACATCTAATTGATGTGCACCGATTCCACCCAATGCTTGTTTTGTTAAATCAATTCCCTCTTGTCTTAATCTAAGTGCAGTATCTCTAACCCACAATCCGATTGATAATGACATTGTTAAATCATCATTATAACCTCGCATTGCTTCTGCTCTATTACCATTCCATATAAATGTAAACATTTCATCTATTGTTCTTTGTGAACGAATTGTTACAGATTTTTCTCTAACATATTGTTCTAACTTAGAAATGATTAAAGGTCTTGTTTTAGATGTTGTACTAAAACCAGCAGTTAAACCTCTATCTTGTGCTCTGTATTTATTTGATAATTGATTTTCAGTATCTACATACTTTAAATCTTTACTCATATAAAAAGTATTTTGATAACCTCTATCAATTACTTGTTGTAAAACTGCCCAACCAATATTTGCATTTTCAACTACAAGTAAGGCGTTATTATATTCGGTTGCCAATGCAACTAAAAAGTTTCCAAAATCTTTTGTATCTAATTTACCTTTGTATTCTGCAACTTGAGAAGATTCTTCTATATCGATAACATGACACGCTGAGTAATCCGTTGAATCTCCACGAGCAACATCCGCTACAACCATATAAGATTTGGTATAGTTTGGATATTCCCACTTCCAAAGATTTCCATCGAACCCAGTCTTTTCCATTGGTTCTTGTACAAATGATTCTTTATAAAACATTAAAAGTTGTGGGTCTATTACTGTATCACCAGAACTAACAAAATCACAATCACATTCTTGTGCTGCTCCCTTTACCCCAAGTAGTACCTCTTGTTCATCTCTCCAATCTTGATTTCTTTCAGGATGTACACTCCAATGTAGTCGTATTGGATTAAATGTGTTTGTTTCATCTTCTGCTCCCACCCAAGTTTTGTGGAAAAAGTTTCCAACACCATTTGGAGTAGAAAGTATAATTGCATTACCACCCGTTGATAAGGTAGATTGTGATGATACCCATATATCTTCAATCTTATCAATAAATGCTGCCTCATCAAATACTAATAAGGATAATGCCTCAGAACGACCAGCATCTCCTGCTGCAGAAGTTGCTTTTATCTGAGAACCATTTGAGTATCTTAAGGATAGTTTGTTATCCTCTACCGTTGTTTGTTTTAACCACGATGGTAAATACTGATTCATCACACGAACCTTCGTTACAAGGTTCTTAGCAACTTCTTGTTTAGTTGCAATTACCAATACATTAAAATCTTGATTGAATAACATCTTCCAAAGTGAAAATCCCGCAGTTAAGGTTGAGATACCTGTTTGTCGAGATTTAAGAATGATGTTGTATCTGTGTTCTGCGAATTGGTCTAATGTTCTTTCTTGAAATTGATATAAATGAAAAGGTATCTTACCACGAACAGGATGTTGAATCATACAATACTTTTTCATAAAGTAGATTGGGTCTCCAGCACATTTCTGATACTCAAGTTTTATTATTTCTTTTAAAGATTGTTTAGCCATTCTATTTTTTTCCTAGTTTCCAATACATAGAACCACCAACGAATGGTTTATACTCACCAAGTTGATTTGATATACCAACATTTAAACCATAAATTTTCATTTTCTTAGTTTTAAACAAGATGTTACCACTAATATTGTTAAATCCATTTGTTTGGTCAATTCCTGCACCAAATCCATAATAGAATTCATTCTTTGGTAATTCTTTTACTATTGTAGTATTATAAACGGTTGGAATCTTAAAATACCAATCTATTTCTCTTGATTCAATTCTGTTTTGTGAAATGATATCAGTTAAAATACCGAATCCTAAATCTCCACTTGGTTTGTTACCCAATGAATCGGTAACTACATCAGGAAAATCATATGCTAAACTTAATGTATCCTTAACTGTTATTTTTGCAAAGTAATCTTTTATAATAGCAAGTGAATCTACATCTACTGGTATCTCTACTTCCTTAATTACTTCTTTTGTAATGTACTTTGGTACATACTTTGTTACCTTAACTTCTTTTTCTACATATATGGTATCAGTTTTTGATTCTAACAACTCATATTGTTCTCCATCTACATCTACAATGGTTTTATCACCAGTATCATCTCCACATCCTCGTAAAAATAAAATAATTCCAAATAAAAGAAGGATTAATATTTCTCTCCACCTTTTAATTAATAAACTAAATATAATGCTCATAGTTTTTCTCCTTTAATACATCAAACGCTAAATTACGTTTCGATTCAAGTTCAGTAATTTCACCTTCTCCGGTATTTATCATGTCTTGAATTTCTTTTTTAGTATCTTCAACTGAATTTGGTAAATCCCATCTTTCGGTACTACCATTTTCATTTACATACTCATAAAAAGGTCTAACATCTAACAAAGATTGTTTTAGTTCTTCTAATTTTGTTTTACCAAATACAATCATACGAGTCCATACCTTATAATTCTGATATTCTTCAAATACACCAGCAGTTCTTAAATCATGTTCTCTATCAACAGTACAATTTATACAAAATCCGTTATTTTGAATAAACTTTAAATCTTTTTCAGATTTAGATATTGTTTTACAATCAGAATTGTTACATTTTGATTTTTCTGCTAAATATTTTCTAATTTCTTGTAACGCTTCGGAATTTTTACCCGTCTTTAAAACATATCCTTCTTTTTTCTCATATTTGTTATGTTCATCTTCCCAAACATCACCAACATTACGAGCTTCTTCCTTCTTGGTATAACCAACGGTAGTATTTTTATCATACTTTCCAGTTTCTACCATATCTACCAACTTTCTACGAGTTGGATGCATATACTTCTTCTTAAATTCTTTACCCATTATTATACATTAGGTTATATTGTTGTATATAAATATATAAAAATAGAGAAACCGAAATTTTTAGAAGAAAATACCGAGTATCTGATTTACGGATGCGAATGTACCTGTAAGTTTAAAAGTATTTCCTTTATATAAGAATACAATACCTTCATTTGGTACAATTTTCTTAGAACCACCAATAGATTGTAATCTACCAAGTTCCAATTTAAGTTTTTCTATCTTTTTTGGGTCACCTGATTTCCTAACATCTTTAATTGTCTTATCAATTCGTTTTTTCATATCACGAACTGCTGAATCAGCGTTAACTGTTAGTGCAGATGAAGTAAATTCTAATACTTCAGCTCCCAGTCCTAAGAATATCTGTTCGAACTTCATTAAGTTGTTCTTACCAATCTTCTTTTGGTCTTCTTTATCTGTTTTCTTAGCCCACTCTAATGTTTTTTCATCACTAAAGTTCTTTTTATCTAATCTAAATCCTTTATCCATGAACGCCCATCTCTTAACTAACCCCATTTTGGTTTTGTTATCAAGTGATGTAGGTGAATTCTTATCAACCCATTGTGACCACCACCCTTGGTGATAATCAGCAACACCATCAGTATCCTTTAAACTAAATTCTTTTTGTAATTTAGATATCTGTGATGAGTATTTACTACGTTTCTTAGATAAATCTTGTGATTTTGGTAATTTTACAATAGGAGGTCCTTGAATAGTGTAATTATCTTGTACATCTTTGTTAACTTGTTTAATCATACCAGCTAATACTCTTGCTGATTCACCATTCTCTCCGATTGCAACACCATCCATGTTGAATTCCATAGTACCATGGAACACAAGTAACGCTTGACCATAAGGAATAACGTTTACTGATGTTGGGTATATCACTTCAAGGTTCATAAAACACGCACCTTGTTTAAATACCTTATCTCTTTGTTTATCCGATAACGATTTAATAGCATTTGAAAGGTCTTTCATTGCATAATTGTAAGCATCACTCAATCCACCTCTACCTTGGAACTTATCTGATACACCTTTGATATCTAAAGCATTCTCACCTTTGTTCTTTAGGTGTCCTTTGTTCCTCGCTGCTACTAACCTACCATCTCTCCATGAAATAGCTAATGCTTGTCCATCTGTTTTCTCTCGTGTGAACTCAAGTGTACCTTCTAAAGCACGATTTACGATATCTTTAAGTTGTCCAAATGTTAAATTGATATCTGTATCAAATGGATGAGACATATGTCCATACGCACCACCTTCTTGAAGTAATTTAGATTCGTTTATGTTTTCTTTTATTAGTTGTTGTGGTGTTTTATTGTTTGGTATAAACATTTCAACTAACTTATTATCAATATCACTTATTAACTGTTCTATACTATCCATATTTTCTATTTCTTTAGATTCACCCAAACCACCTTTATCGTGTTTAGAGAATTTACCTAATTTATCAAATGCTCTGAATGATTTTAGTTTATCTTGTTTTACAGGTCTCATATCAGATAGTTGTTTGTATCTCATATGATTTTTAACAATGTAAAACACATTTGCAGTATTACCACCAACATCTTCTATAAACTTTTTATACTTCTTTACTAATGAAGCAGATACTTTCTCATGTCCAAAGTGTGTGATGTGTCCTTTCTTTGGGTGAATACCCGCAGTTTCATCTTTTCCTATATCATGGAACATTGCTGCTATTGCAATATCAATA